ATGCATATTTAGTTTATTCTGAAGTAAATGGAATTTATCCCTAAAATAGTCCTGACCATTTATTTGGAGGGACGAACTTTGGTACGCCAAAGTAGATATGAAGAGTATCATATTAATAAAAAGATACGAGGAAAAAATAAAACTTTAAAAACAAAACACTATCCTAAAGCCACTTCTTTAGTATCTCAAAAAATAACCATGACTATTGAAGCATGGAAAGAATTTACAGCTGAAGACAATTGTCCTCGTTGGGAAAAACCTTATGAGTGGAAAAAAATGCCTAAAAAGAAAAGAGCAGAATCTCATTTCAAGCAAATATGTAGCTCTTTGCAGGGTAAATATTTTACTTATGAGATACTAAATGATTAATTAATTAGCAATAACTAATAATAATGAATAGAGATACAATATTAAAGGATGCAATAAAATTGTTAGATAAGTATAACAATATTATTTTGCAGTGGGGTACTTCTTTAGGTAAATCAAGAGGTGCTATTAAAATGGCTAATTACTTAATGAAGAGAGATAAAAAATCTTTTAACATTTTATTAGTTGTTGCTGAAAGAGCACATAAAAGTAATTGGCAAGCTGAGATTGATAAATGGAAGCTTCATCAATGTAATTTAAGAATAGAATGTTATGCTTCATTGAAGAAGTATAGAAATACATCTTGTGATTTAATTATATTTGATGAAGCTCACCATTTAAAATCCGATGTTAGGTTAGATATACTTAAAAGTATGTCTTCTACATATAAAATATTCTTATCTGCTACTTTATCTAACAGATTTAAAAGTGATTTAGGATATATTGTAGGAGATTATGCTACTTCTTCTGTATCTATAGATGATGCTATCAAGAATGATATTCTTCCTGAGCCAAAGATATATCTTATACCTCTTGAACTAGATAATACAAAGAGAGAGTGGGTAGTAGAAGAAGGGAGAGGGTTAAAGATAAGACGTAGAGTCATAGAATGTACTTTAGCTGATAGAAATAAATATCTATTTAATAAAGTACAATATCCTAATATTACTTTACGAATGAAATGTACTGCATTGGAAGCATATAATTATTATACATTAGAATTTAATAGACTTCGTGATAGATATATGAATACTCGTAATGAAGCTATTAAATTTAAATGGCTTCAAGCAGGAAATAAGCGTAAAATATTATTAGGAGAATCTAAAGATTCTATAGTTAGAACTCTTCTTAATAAACTGCAAGATAAAAGATATATTTGTTTCTGTACTAATATTAAACAAGCACTAAAATTAGGAGGGAAGCATGCTGTACATTCTAAGAATAATAAATCTTTTGATGTTTTAGAATCATTTAATAATAAAGAAATAAATCATTTATTTGCTATTAAAATGCTACAAGAAGGACAAAATCTTGTAGATATACAAGCAGGTATTATTATTCAATTAGATGGTGAAGAGAGAACATTTGTACAAAGATTTGGTAGAAGTATGCGTGCTGAAGACCCTGTTCAATTTATCTTTTATTATAAAGGTACAAGAGATGAGGAATATTTAGAAAATGCTTTACAAGACATAGATAAGCAGTATATTACTGTTATAGAAGATTTAAATAAATTCAAATTATAAATATGGCAATATATTTAAATAAGAATATAATAGAGAAGAGTGGGTATAGTGCAGCAGAGATAATTACTATGTTATGTGTAGCCAATAGTGTTAATTATAGTTCTACTATAAATCTTCTTAGAAGAAAAGGATTAATATTTTGTCCTATTACAAAAGACCCTACAGACTTAATTAACTATGAATTAACCCGTAATGGTACTCAAGTATTAGATGATGTTATTTTAGATAGTGATGAGCATATTGATAAAAAAGAAAATTTAGAGTCACTGGCTATAGCACTTCGTGAATTATACCCTAAAGGTAAAAAACCAGGAACCAATTGTTATTGGGCAGATAGTGTAGGAGTCATAATTAGAAGATTACAAAACTTCTTTAAAAGATATGGTACTCACTATAATCATGAACAAATAATTGAGGCTACAAGGCAATATGTAAGTAGTTTTAATGGCTCCTATGATTATATGAAACTTCTTAAATATTTTATCTTTAAAGATAAAAAAGGTTTAGAAGGAGTAGAAAATGAGAGTGAACTAGCTACTTATATAGATAATGCAGGTCAAATTAATGAGAGCATTAGAGATTGGACAAGTGAATTAAAATGAGTAATTTAATTAGTAGAGCAATTAATGGTCTAGTAAAAGGAAGAGAAAGAATACTTGAAGGTAAAATTAACAGTATTCCCTCTTCCTTTCCTAGATTTAGAGATGACTTCTTAGGTGTGCAGCAAGGTAGGTATGTAGTTATTACGTCAAGTACAAAGGGTAAACCTTTTATATAATCTAAGTATTTTAAGGTAAATATATGATATATAAAAGTTGCCGTTCTACAGAGTAATTTGTAGAATTATTACACCTGAATATCCTCGAAGCCTAAACATCGAAAGGTGCATGGTAACTTGAGGAGGCATAGGCTATACTTAAAGTATAGATTCAGCCCCAACGACTAGATGCAGGTGCCCCTATTTATAGGGTGAAGACATAGTCTGAATTGTAATATTTATGCGTTAGTATAAATACTGGGAAACCAGAGACAATTGGCTAAAACTCAATTTGCTTCTCATGAATTTATATATAGACCATTATTATATGCATACGAACATCCTGAACAAATAAGAATTAAAATATTTTATTTTCCTTTAGAAGAAACACCAGAGAATATTATGGTTAGATTTATGTCTTATCTTCTTTTTACAAAGAGTGGACATAAAATAAGACTTTCTCCTACAGAGCTAAGATCTTTTAATAATAATCCTCTTAGTCAAGAGATTATAGATATTCTAAATACAGAAGAATATCAATCTATTTTAAGATTCTTTGAGGAAAATGTAATATTTTGTTCTTCTACTAATCCTTATGGTATATATAAGGAATGTTTAGAGTATGCTAAAAATAATGGCACTGTATATACAAAGAAGCAGTTAATTACTGATGACTTTGGTGTAACAAAAGAAGTAGATGTATTTGATAGATATGAGGCTAATGACCCAGAAGAGTATAGAATTGTATTTATTGACCATATAGGTCTAATAGGTACTGAGAAAGGATGTACTCTCAAACAATCTATCGACAAATTAAGTAGTGAGTATTGTGTAAAATTAAGAAATGATTATAATTTTAGTCCAGTAGTAATTCAGCAACAAGCATTTGTTGGTGAAAATCTAGATGCTTTTAAAGAGAATAAATTAAGACCTACTATAGCAAATCTTAGTGATAGCAAATATCCTGCAAGAGATGCCGATATGTGTTTAGGTTTATTTAGTCCATTTAAATATGAACTAAAAGAGTATATGGGTTATGATATTACTAAGCTTAGAGATAATATTAGATTTTTAGAAGTTCTTATTAATAGAAATGGCTCTATGGGAGGTATAATAGGATTATACTTTGATGGTGCAGTAAACTATTTTAAAGAACTTCCTAAACCTGATGAAGTTACTAAGTTGACTAAAATCTATGATTATTTAAGAAAATTAAGAAATCCGCAACCAGCAATTAGTTTGTTGGCTTATGCAAAAACTTTATTTAAAAACTAATGGCGAATGTATGTATGATCTTGGGCAAGAGTGGTACTGGTAAATCTACTAGTTTAAAAACTCTTAATCCAAAAGAAACTGTAGTACTCAATGTGCTAAAGAAAAGACTTCCTTTTAAGGGCAGTAATAGTCTTTATAACAAAGAATCTAAAAATCTCTTTGAAGTAGAAGATTATGCTCAAACAGTTACCTTGTTAGGTAATATTGGTAAAAGTGCTGCACATGTAAAAAATGTCATCATTGATGATATGATTTACATTATGCGTAAAGAATATTTTAAAAGAGCAAAAGAAACAGGATATGGCAAATATACTGAATTAGCTCAACATTTTCAACAAATTATTTCTACATGTGAAGGTCTTAGAGATGATTTGAATATCTTCTTTATTCTTCATAGTGAAGATATTCAATCTGATAAAGTAAATGTTGGTTATAAAGTATCTACAATTGGTTCATTGATTGATAATCAATATAATCCAATTGAGGTAGTTCCTATGGTATTGTATTCTGCAGTAAAATATGATGATAAAGGAAATCCACAATATGGATTTTACACTCATCGTTGTATGGAAGGTACTATAGAAATTCCTGCCAAAACTCCTGCCGATATGTTTGAGGATGATTTTATTCCTAATGATTTGGGATATGTAGTAGAAAAAATGAATGAGTACTATAATTAATAGAGAAGAAGTATTAGAATTATCTCATAAAGCTACTTTTAAAGGGATTTCAGGACAAGAAGTTGTTGATATTGTATCTTCTTATTTTATTGAGAAGAATAAACCTGTAGAATATATTCCTACTGTTATACAATTTTTAGCGGCTTCTGGATTGTTAGGAGTAGCTTTTGAGAAGATTCTAGAAGAATATCAAAAAAAGTATCATATCTGTAAAGTGATAGATGCTGATAATAAAGTAATAGCAATATTTTAAAACATTATGAAAGAATTTAGTAAATTTGAAATTGCTACAATTAAGCGCACTGCTCAAAATGTAGCACCTTTGGTTCGCAGAAAAACCAAAATTAAAGAACAAATTGCAAAATTGCAAGAAGAGTACGATTTGTTGAATACTCAACAATTACAATGGGAACAAGCCATTATTACTATGACTGATGGTTATACTACTGAAGATTTGGTAGAGAAGGTTGTAGAAACTACTAGTTCAGTAGATAAGGATGGCAATCCTATTAAAGTAACAAAGTATGTACTTAAATATCCTGATACAGTAATACCAGTTACTACTACAGTAGTACCAGAACAAGAAGAAGTACAAGAAGAAATAGAAGCAGAAGATATGTGCTATAGTGGCACTAAACCTATTCATCCTATCGTAACAGAAACAATAAATTGGAATA